TAGGATCTTTAGTAATTAACTTATAAGTTGAGTTAATTTGGTCAATTAATTTTAATTCTTTAATATCATAATTTTGAATTGTATTAAATAACCAATTATTTTGATTAAAACTAGTTCCAATATGTCCTAATGACTTAATTTTAATTTTTGCACCATCATTATAATAATGAGTATCATCTGGAATCTTTAAATTGTTTAATACAGACCTAATTTTTACCTTTATTCCATCAGTTGTACCTGCTCCTGAAGAATAAGCATAAGTATCTTGGTCAATCAATGCCATATCAGTGATTGATGAGGCAATTGAAGTTGTATTAATACCTAAAAACTGGTTAAGAGTCTTATATGAATAGGTTGCAATTCCACTTTCACCATTTGAATAGGTAAACGAGAGGGTTCCAGAGTTTGGAAATCCTAATGTTGAGTCTACATCAATGTAAGTTTGTCCAATTCCTACATCACCAACGATAATTGACTTTGAATGAGAGGAAAATTCACCATATAGAAGTTCCGTAGAACCATCATTTTGGTTCCATGAGGTATCAAGACTGACTTTATAGAAAATATTAGTGTTAACTCCGACATTTATGCTCTCTACATGAGAAACTGGAGCATATGCTTTTGAAATATTCTCAAATTCATCTTGGAAAAGGGTCTTATTGATCAAATCTAAAGGATCACCCTCTATAGATTCGACAATTACGTCTCTTGTTTTCTTAAAATTAGCATTAGATGGCGAAATTACATGATCTATAGGTCTAACAAGGTCAGCATTTTCGTTAAAAAGTGCTTTAAAGAGGATTTTAAAGGATTCATCTGTTCCTCTTGTCGCATAAAAGTCCTTAGATTGCCTAATAAACTGTGCTTTATTCAGATTTGGGTGTAAATCCTTCTGAATTCCATATAATAATTGATTTTTTGTCTTTCTTAAAAATTCTTCAAGGAATAAAACACTTAAATTCTCTACTACTACGTCTTCATCATGAGCGGCCGCTTCAGAAGTTGAGAAAATTAGGTCTTCTGGGTTATCTGGATTGGTAAAAGAGGTAATTCCACTAAATCCTCTAACACAATCAACAAAAGATATATCAGTTTTACTGCCATAATTGATAATTTCATCACCAATTTTTATTAATCCATTATTATCGGGAAATCCAACGGTATTTTCAACACTAATTGTTGTATCTGTGGTCTCTATTCTTGATGTAAGTGTTGTTTCTTTAGTAATATTTCCACATTCACTTAATTTAATATAAGAATCAATATTATTAATTAAATCAATTGGACCACCTTGATATTCCTGTCCCTTATAATAAGCACTTAAAAATTCTCCAACCAACGGAAATTCATCCTGTACATATACAGGAAGTTGATTTTTGACAATTTTATTAAACTGGACTTTTTTTACGGTCATTTAATTTCTGACGATGCTTCCTTTGGTATAACTTGGAGTCACTGTATAAGTAGATCCTGATGGATCAGCACCTGAAGTAATTTCATCAACAATCATATCAACATTACTTTTATCTAATTGTAAATAAAGATCTTGTAGTCCAATAACGTCATTTGATTCGGGAATTGCAGAAATTTCCAATATCTGAACGTTGTCTTTAGGTTTACCTGATACTATATTTATCGGGTTTAGAGTAATGCGTCCTTTAATGTAATCAATTTCACCAATATTCCTTCTTACAACTACAGGAGGTCCAGTTCGCTCTCCTGGTAGGGAAAATAGTGAAATTTTACCCTTTTTCTTATCAGTATTGGGAACATCAAACAAATAAACAGGATCTGTTATATCAAGAACATTAAAAGCAGTAGATCTGATATTATAACCATCCATTGTTGAAATATGGAATTGATTACCAAAATCAACCGCATATTCAGCAAATTGATTCTCAGCAATCCTCAAATCTCTTCTTATTTGGATAGTAGTGATATTTGACGATATTGCTTCATGACTTTGATCAATAATCTTCAAAAATTTACTATATTTGAATCTTGCTCCATATTTGTTCAATTCCGAAGATTCTGCATACTTGTCAATGTTGGATTTTGCCAAACTTGAGACATTAGCAACATTTTTTGCTAAATTTACATTATAATAGACTTTACTATCAGTTTCGATAAACAAATACTTCAAATCTAAGATTTCTGGGACAATTCCTGCTACAGAATACTTTTTAAGGTCTCTTTTGATGTTTTCCTTAATTGCATTCGATACAAAGTCACCAGTTCTTGGTTTTATGCTAATAAAGACCTTACCATACTGCGGAGGGACTAATTCTTCTCCCCCATAAACAGAAATTGACTCAGTTTCAGGATAAATCTTATTTGGAATTAAAATTTCATAGTCATTTGCTGTTAATGCTCTGTTTTGAGTAGCATATACTTGTGGAGCATACTTTTTAACAGATTCTGTACTCTCAATCTCTTGTCCACCTGATGAAGCATCGTTTGCAGTCACCAAAGAGATGCCACTAGTGACATTTGAGGTAGAATTGTTGCGAGTATAGACTAATTTACCACTAAAAGCAAAACTTGCTATTCCATTACCCGATTCTCCAGCAGTTTTGATATAAGAGACCTCAATTACGTTACCATCTTCTAATTTTTTGCCAAAAATACCATCCCCAAAGATTATTTCATAATTTTCGTCTTCAATTTCATTAATAAAGTAAATTGGTGATGTTCCAGTAATTGTAGAACCAGAATTTGAGTCAAAAAGGTCATCTTGACGAGTATATGTCAAAGAAATAGAAGAATTTGGACTTGGTTTTACAGTAACCTTAAGTGTATCTAAATCAATTCCAGCATTTGATAAAAGAAACCTATTAAATGGGTTTCTGGACGAATATTCAAAAGATTGTTCAACAACTGACCCCTCATATACCTCAACTTCTTCAAAACTTGCAATTCCATCAACAACACTAACAGATTTATCCTCTGTAATGCCAAACATGAAGGATTGACCGTTAAATTGCTTACTTGTCGATACAACAGCACCTTTTTTAAGTGTTACAGTAGGTGGAGTTGGTGAAACTGATGAAATATCGCAGAAAAAATTAACTTTTGTTCTTGCTGCCTTTCTAGACCTTGGTAAATATCCAATATTTCTTGCTAATGATACAACATTCTCTCTTAATGTCGCACTATCAATAAAAATCTCATTTGAGACCATATTAGCATTATATGAAGTAATATATGTGTTATATGCTAAGACATTTAGGATTGTTGACAGGTTTGAACCTTCAAAATCGTAATCTGTAAAATCTGAGTTAGATTTTAAGTAATCTTTAAGTGTAGTTTTAATCTGGTCAAAATCTAGACCAGTAAAGTTTAAAAGTGGCATTTATCTAGACGGTAGCAACACAAATTCTAATTCTTGAGGAGGAACATCAGCTCCTAATATCTCATAAGTGATTAAAACGTTATATTCGTTATTATCATAGTTGGGAATTGACTGAACTTCGATCAAATTTACCCTTGGTTCGTAAGTTTTGATAGAATATTCAATTTCTTCACGAATTGTAACTGCAGAAACCTCATCAATGTTCTCAAATAGAGATCCAGTTACATCAGAACCAAAATTATCATCAAAAAACTTCTCACCAGGTAATGTATAGACAATATTCCTTATAGATCGAGCAATTGCACTCTCATTTTTCAGACCAATAAGATCATCATTAAGAGGATTACTCTTAAATGACATGCTTAGGTCTTTATAACCTTGTTTTACCCGTTCTAAAGGCATAAAAAATCCCAATTATTACTTATTTATTACGAATATTTACCTATATTCTGTAATGACCTCATAAGATTCAATTTCGTTGCAAAATAGGTCATCTTGATCGACTAAACGCTCATAAAAGTCCGTTGCACTTTCCATTTTATCGGTTTTTTTCGGTGTTTTTACGTCGTGAGAGATTTCACGAAGCATTGTTGGTTTTTGTAGCTCCATTTTGACCTCCTTATCGTGGGATTTAGGTATCAAAAAAGGATATCTAGAGTTTTTTCCAGATATCCTAGTACATATTGACTATCACTAGTGTTTATTTAGACACCTTTTGTCTCATTTATTGCTTCTACGATAATTTGCTT